CGTTTGTGGTGCGATTTGAGGTTGAACATAAACTACGCTGGGAGGCGGAGTGTAATAAACAGGAGGAGGTGCATAGTATCTAGGCTGTGCTAATTCGTATCCAACTACGCCGCCAATCAAGGCTGGAGCTATCCATCCACCACGATAGCCATAACCACCGCGCCAGTGCGCTTCAGCAGAAGCCGAAGCAACTAATGTTAGTGCTAACACGCCTACTAATATAAATTTTTTCATGGTTGACTCCTTAAAGGTGAGTATACTTTTATAGTATACTATATTTATTCTGTTAAGTCAAGGATTTTTTGGATTAACTACGGCTGGATAAAGCACGATTTGCCATTGCAGAAACCGTTTTTTCTGGTGCTGTTTGAGCAATTGATCCATCTCCAGCGTCACCTAAATCTCCAGGTGCTGTATTTTCTACAGGATTGATAAACACATACTTAATACCATTGTCGTCGTCTTTGATATCTGACACAATGTTTTTAACCGTGTTGTTATTTTTACGAGCGTTAACCAGAGTATCTAAATTGAAAGCTTCAGCTCCAGGCTGTTGTCTAACCAAATTGATTAATGCTTCTACCGAAATTTTTGGGACTGCAGCATGATCCGAACTAAATTGTATTTCTCTTAAGGTATTGATCAATGCATCGTTCGCTTCGTGATCGGCATCATCTTCGATGAAATCACTAAGATCTCCGTCTTCACGTAGTAACGCAAATTCGCTAAATCTCATTAACGACGCTCTCTACCTAGTTCTTCTGGACCACCAGCGGCAGCATCAGTAGCGGCAAATTCGTCACCTTCTGCTGGAGGCATTTCAGCACCCATGTCAGGAGCAGGAGCCATACCAGCATCCATGCCAGGCATTTCACCGCCCATACCCATGCCCATATCTGGAGCGGCTTCGCCAGTTAATGCACGAGCAGCACCATCAGCTTGTTCACGGCCGGTACTTAAGGTCTGCCATAAGTTTTGTAGTAGTGGAGTAACTGTGCCCTTAAATGATTCGGCCTGTTGCTCGCCAATTTGGTCACGGATTGTATCTAACAATGCAGGTAACTGTTCGTTCTGCATTTTACCAATTTTTTCTAACATGTCTTGAATACTGTCAACCATGTCCTTAGCAGCTAATGTAGCTTCGGCTTTGGCCATTTCGCTTTCTTGGATAAGAATATGACGATTCTCTACCATCCAACGATTTAGGCTTTCGCGAACCATAAACATTTCCATGTACTTGGGATTCTTTTCAGCAGTATGTACACCATGTGTACGCTTAACTGCGTTTAAGCTCTCTGTAATACCTTGTGCCAATTTATAGGCTTTAGGGAATGTTAAATTATCGTAGTCAATCTTAAAGCCAAAACGGCTTTCTACTACTTGGTTAATTTTTTTAGCTTTTGGCTGTACACCGATTTCTGTTAATCTCATGATTTTTTAGGTCCTATTCCGTCCAAACTTTTAAATATTTAGCCGATTTAATAGATTTCTGTAAAGAAATCTGTGCATAGTTTAATCGCAACCGTGCATCATCTAATCGAGCACTCCATGTACTTATGCCAAAACTATCTTTACTTTTTATAGCACGTTCCATACTATTTTCATAGTGTATTACATCATTTTTAAGTCTTTTAACTTCGCTGTCGGCCATGCGTATAGTGTCGGCTAAATGATAATTTTTAACATAATCACATAAACAATAAAAGATAGCACTTTGTTTACTGTCAAAATTATATAGACATTCGTGATCAAAATTTTGTAATTGCCAATACCCTTGTTTTTGTATAATACGCTTAGAACCTATTACATATCCGCCCTGTGGTAATGGCCAAATTAAAGGTATCTTTTTGTTTCTTGATATAGTGGCAAACTCACGTTGAGTCCATGCAGAAATATACTGTGTTGTGGCTCCAACTATAGTTTCAAAATCTTTTTTTGTTAGGTTATCGGGATTTTTTCCGATAAGTGATGCGTCCATTTTCTTGAATTCTCAATAATACATCTTTATTGACCAAATGATTAGCAATCAGTTGTTGTCTAGAATCCAAGTCAGATTTAAATACCTGCTTGCTATCCTTTAACATATCCAATACTTCTGCTTCTTCATTGGTAATAGGTAGTGTAATGTTATTTAAGAGTTCTACAATTCGCATTATTTTATTTGAAGTGGGTGGCTAAAAGAGTTATAATACCAGCAATTAATACACCTAAAATAGTTGTACCAATCGTAATTATGGTTTTATATTGTCCAGTATCGTTGCCCGATAAACTATCTTTAATTTCCATAATGTGAGATTCTATCTTATCCATACGTTTGTCAAGATGTTCTAATTTAATTTCTAAGTTAGAATATCTTTCCGCACAAAGTTCAACATGGGCTTCTAGACTCTTCTTTTCAATTTCGGTTGTGGACATATATTTTTCGCCTTTAGCTAGCGATGCAGTTCTGTTGCCGTAAGTTGAGCCTTAATGTGAGCCATAATGTGTGCCTGAGCATCTAGTTTATTTATTAAATATTGTAGATATCACGGTAGCCATCTAGAAAGTAAATATTGCGAATACCACCATATGGATAGAAAATTGGCAGCATAAAACGTGCTGTTTCTTCTAATCCGGCTATAATAGGAATTTGCTCAAAATATCGTTCCAGTTTAGCCACAGGGTTATTGTATTCTTCAAATACATTACTGTGCTCAACTGCCCACACCCATGCCCATACTGTGTGTTGCCCTTGAAAAAATTCTCCAAATTCTAAATATTCCATGTCTACATTGTCAACTCGATACGGAGCAACTATATCCAATGACTGAGCACCAAGCCCCATGGTTTGTAGGACTGTTTCCCAATTACGTTGTTGATTACGAGCTAGTTCTTCACCGTTGCGAATCACACCAGTGGCAGTAATATCTACCAGTGTAAGTCCTGTATAATAATGTAACTGATTGGTCATACAGATACTTATGCCACAAAAAAGCGACCATTAAGATCGCTTTTTGTGATAGTTAAAAACTATTAAGCTAGTTTCAAGCCACCAGCACTTGATACAGTGAAACCACCACCAGCTACCCAAACGTTACCGCCTGTGCCAGAAATGTTGTTTGCTGTAGAAGCTGCTGTAATAGCTGTTGCAACTGCTGCATCGCTAGCCCAACCAGAACGCTCTAGAACGATACTGATCTGTGGAGTTGCGTCAACTTGATATGCTAAAACTGTTGCGTTAGTTTCAACAACACGTAGGATTGTTTCAACTGCGCCACCTGTTGTTAATTCAGCTGCTAAGTTACCTGTTGGAGTAGTAATCTTTAGTACTGATAAAGGTGCTGCGATACCTGTGTTGATGATTGCGGCATTAGCAAATGCACGACCTGCGTCAACGTTTCTTACTCCGGCTGCGTCGCCGTTAATTCTTGTGAAAACTGCCATGATAAATCTCCTTATATTAATGAGCCCTTTAGAGGACTACATGCATTTATTTATACAAAACTAAAAAAATTATAGCCGACCTTGAACGTTTGCAGTGGAAAATACGCTACGATCTACCAGCTTTATAAACCCGCTGGGGGTATCTATGTTAAAGCCTTCGCCCTTGGGTTGTCCGCCCACTGACTGCTCTATACCTGTGACCTGAGAGTCTAATTGTTTCAATATAGCTAGTTTTAATACAGTTACACTACTGTATACCTTATCTAATTCTACTAAAATAGACTTATTTTCCTTGGCTATTACTATCGTAAACTGTGGGCGTGTCAGCTTACTTTGTAGCCAATTGCCGTCAACGCTTTGTCCTGTGGCTTTGCGATTATAATACTGTTGTAAGCGATCTTTACTTGACTGTGTTAAGCTGGCTAAAAACTCGTCGCCGCCTAGGCTGGCAAATTTATTTACTGCTCGTATAGCATCGTTTTTGGCTTTGACCGGTTCTTTCATCTTAAAGGATGTGCCCATGTTGCCGGTGAATACGGTAATGTATTCGTTAGTGCCAGACAATCCGCCTAGACCTGGCAAACTTTGACGACCTACCAATGGAGAATCTTTAGATTTTTCTACATCCGAGCCGTAGCTGTGTACTGCTAACCCTACGCCACGACCGGCAATTTGCTTGCCTAGGTCACTGTGAGCATCTACACTGTAGGTAACACCATGTGGGTTGGGTTTAAACACAAACTTGCCATCTACAGGAGCCAGTGATTCAGTCCACATTAGGTCACCTTGTACAAACCCTTTGAATCCTTTAGGACAAATACTGCCAACAGCATTAAACACCGTGGCTAGTTTTTGTCCCACATCCATGTTCTTGCCATGCTTGGCATAGAACTGTAATAGTTCTTCGGCACTGGTAACCTGTCCGCCAGCTTCACCAATGTACTCTTTGTAGTTCATTGTAAAACGACCATCAGCAGTACGACGGCCAAATATGATTGCTGGCGATCCGTCCCACTTGATGCTTACCTGTTCAGGTTTTTGTACAGCACCTACCATGCCTTGTATAGCATCCAAAGCCGCCCGACTACCACTAAAGATAAAATCCTCTGGGTGCGGTGTGCGGGCACCTTCCATTAAGGTCTGTATAAATTCTAGTATAATCATTTTAATTTGTTTGACCAATGTCGCAACCACTCGGTAGGGTGAGCACTGGATTCTAATTGTGGCATTTGTCTGCCTGAGTTTTCTAAATATTTCTTAAAGTCTGCTAACTTAGCATCTCTTTTGGGATCGTTACGCAGTGCGCCGATTGTGCTTTCCACACTGGCTAGGTCTTGAACTGTGCCTGCTGGTAAAAACATTTCTGCCAGCTTACCCGGGTCATCGGTGACTAATTCGTCAGTGAGACGATCGTGTACGCCAGTTTGTACTGTTACTTTAACTCCTAATACCTTACCGATGCTGTTAAACAGTACAGCACGGTCAACACCTTTGAATTGACTACTGGCTGGCATTGCGGCTAACATAAACTTACTCCAGGCCATTTTAGTAATGAAGTTAAAATCTGATTGTACGAATCCATTATTACCGTTACCGTTAATAGGTGTGCGGAAATGTATTTCTATACCGGTTTGATCGATCCAACGATCTAGGTGTGCTGGTTCTTTACCTTTAGCTCGACTGTTTATGATTTGGTCGTCGGGAATGCCTTGTGCTTGACACCATTTAACCAATACACCTTTAAGTGCTTCTTTGCTGATAACGTGTGCATCAACAGCAAAGTCCATGTCACCAGATGTTTCAGTAACACCCGTGGAGCCTAACATATTATCCATTAAGCTCAACCCAGTTATTTGTTCTAAAAATTTAGTAGTGGTAGGAACATCGTTACGATTAATACGCTGCGTAATCGGAACTTTTTTTTCGTCCTTAAAGACGTTACCACCTTCTAATAGTATCATGTTATCTCAGTGACTTTAATAGTGCGGCACTAAAGTCTGTGCGAACTTCAGATAGTACTGGAGCACCGTACATACGTTGACGTTGCATACTTTCGACTGTACGCATAGCAGTTAACAAAATGTCTTTTAACACACCACGCACCTGTGGTGCTAAGTTGCCGCCACCGTCGCTGAACTTCTTAAACAAATCAGTAAATGCAGCGCCAGATGTAAAACTTGATTGTGCCTGAGTTGGCTCTTGTGTTGGATTGGCCATTGGTTGTTCTAATCCTAGGTCACCAAAGACTTTATTAATTAATACGTCCGTTACACCTTGCTTACGCAAAAACTCTTTTACTTTTTCGCTATCAACTGGGCCTTTGCCACCTGTTGGGTCAAACTCTTTATAGTTTTTACGCCAGTTAAGATCTAACTTGTCAAGAGTAATCTTATTGGCAGCTGCATCGTAGCCTTTTTTAACTGTGTCAGCAACACCTTGACCAAACTTTTCAACTCCGCCAGCAATTTTACTACCAACATTTTTAATAGTGTCCCATGGTCCTTCGGCTACAACACCTTCGAAGATAGCCTTAACACCGGCTGATGTTAGATAGCAACCGTTTTGTGGCATACCACGCATTTCAGCCAACATGCGACTACGCATAGTTGCATTGTAATCAACATACTCGCTGATCATGGCTCGGGGACTTACATAACTTGAATTTGTTATGCTTTTAGCATTGAGCTTAAAATTATCTGGATAAGTCATGTCGGGGTCGTTTGTAGGATTGTATACGTACCAATCAGATCCCTTAGGTTGTGACCAACCAGGATAAAAATCACCATTTTCGTCTTTAGCAATACTAACAACTAGGTCAGATTTATCTATTCCTTGTGATGTAGCCCATTTGGTTAATGCTTTATCTGCGTTGGCTCCATCTTCTATTTGTTGTTGCATATACTCTTGGGCCTGTTGTGCATATTGAGCCTCAGCGGCTGCATTGGCCGCATCGACATAATTGACATTGGCATCAACATATTGATTCGCCATCTGCGATATAGGATTGTTGGCTAACATGGCCTGGTCTTGCGGATTTACACCACCGGCGTTAAAATTACTTTTAGGAGTAAGTTGGTTGACTTGGTCTGTGCCTGCGTTTGTAGGTGCATTTCCAGTTAAATCTCTGTGACTGATAGGACTATCAGTATACTGTCCTGTGTTAATTTTATTAAGTGTATCTGCTTGTGTGCCTACGCCTTGATCGTATACATTGTATTCACCGGTGCTTTGTGGGATTTGCAAAGCCTGTCCAGTTTTAAGAACGTCAGGATTGGTGATATCTGGATTGGCGTCCATCATATCTTTAACACTAACACCATTGCTCTTAGCAATCTGACTTAGTGTTTCTCCTTGTTGAACTGTATAAGGTATTGTGTCGGTACCATTAGCCTGGGTACCATCCGCCCAAGCATCGGGGTTAGTTGGATTAATATTCTGTGTCGGAGGTACTACTGGGTTACCGTCTGGGCCAACTGCAGAATAACCATCTGCTTGATCTGACCCAATTGGAGTGGTTGGACTTTGCCCAGGCAGTTGATCGCCTAAGTGCTGACCGAGCCAGGAAGCACCACCGGCCAAAGCAGCAGTCTTGAATCCACGCCATAGTGCAGAGCTGAACTTGTCACCTTGTAATAATCTGTCAAATGTTTTAATACCACCTAACAAAGCAACACCACCCAATCCTGCACCACTAATACCCATCAATGCAATAATACCTGCATAGATGGCACCTTGAAGTATTGGATGTTGTTGTCCAAACTCTTTATACTTTTGTAATGCCTGTCCAACTGCACCAGCTTGACCGCCTGCGGCCTTTAATAGCTTACCTTGTGCCGTGTCAACCAATTGATCAAAACCGGAAACTTCTGCACTTTGACTAATTTTAGTTTTAACATCATCCCAAGCCTTTGCCAGCCATGAGGCCGCGTCGCCACCTCGGCCAACCCAGGTACGGTTACTAACAGGATTATCTCCTGCATTTTGTACATTACCACCAGCAGCTGCACCATCTGCTACTGCTTTGAATAGTTGTTGTATTTGTTGTTGTGTCAGATTGGCTTCGGCTATCATGCGGCCAACACGACTAAAACTTTCGTAAATTGGATCTTTCATGATACGCTGTTCGATCAAGCGTTGTGCTTTTTTACTTTGCTTGCTCTCAACTTTAAGACCGCCGGATATCATCCACATGTCTTTTAATGCTGTTAACATTTGTGGATCAGCAATTAATTGATATGGTTGACTTTTAGTGGCTACGTACTTGTCCCACTCTGATTTGAATGCAACGGGGTCTTTAAAAATCCTAAACTGTGGGTCTTTATTAGCGTCGGCTTGTTGACCCGGTTCTTGCCCTTGTGCCGCTGGATTTGGTTGCCCAGTCTGGCTGTCTGCGGCCGGTGTCGGTGTCGGTGTTGCTCCATCTGTTTGTCCACCTGTTTGACCAGTTGTACCTGGAGCACCAGTTTGTCCTGTGGTGTCTTTTCCAGGAGCTGTAACTGTTTGATCGCGTGGGCTGAGTGCTCGCACAGCTCTATCTGCATTGGGCATATTCAATTGAGATCCTGCAGCCGCTGCCCAACCAGCCAATGCTGGGTTACCTTTTGTTCTAGTTGTTACTGTTTGACCTGTTGTTCCTGCATTGCCATCAGTTTGTGCGGTAGTATCTACTGTTGGGGTAGTTGTTGCAGGGGTAGTAGCGGCTGGAGTTTGTCCAGCGGCTGGAGGTTGAGTGGCACCAGCTTGTGGGGCCGGTTGCTGTGGAGTAGCCGGATCTTGTAATTGTTTGTTTAAACCAGCACGAGCTTTACGCTGTGCCTTTAAGTTACCCCATGCATTTGGAACACCGCCCGCTGTTTTAGGATCTGTACTGTCGTTTGGTGCATTACCGTATTCGTCTAATTTTTCTGTTTCTAAAACAAGTATGTCATTAATCTTCATTTTTATTCTCTCGCAATTTGCGGACTCCGCGTATAAATTTATTGGGATCTTGCGAGCGAATACTGTTTAATAGTCGATTTTCCAACTGTTGTGCTATTTCACTATCATAATTTTCTTTAATGTAGTTCATTAGATTAATAGCACTGGTAATAACGTTATTAGCACGTGATTCCACGAGGTTTTCGCGGTCTCGGTGTACCAACAGGCCGTCAATTTCGTCTAATATGCTACGAGTACGTTTTTGCAAGATCTACTCCAATTTAGTTATATTTATGTGTTTAATTTATAAACAGTTTAGAGATAATAAGGTACTAGATCTGGAAAAATTTTAGCAAAGTCAAGATTTCTATTAGAATTTAACACGGCTATTTTATCTTTTGCGTGCGTATGTTTGAGTGAATTATATTTAAATGATTTAACAAAACTGTTGTACCAGCTATCGTTTTTATTATTTTCTAAACACTGCAACATTAACTCATCTGGCATGGAATCTAATTCAAGTGATCTAAATACATTGTGTCTAGTTATATCAACAAAATCTCCCAGTCTGTTGGTGTTAAAATATTTTTCTTTCCACGACAGTAATTCATTATGATGAAGAGCATTTAAACAACTCATGGTAGGTTGTATAGTAAACATGGTATTAACCGGACAGTTTTGATTAAACCATTGCATATTGTCTTCTACTTCGTTCCATACGGCTCCATAACGAATATACTCAAATCTAGCCCCAATATCATCGATACTAAAATATACTTTAATTATTCTACATTTTGCCCATAGGTCCAGGACTCTTTGAGAAACTTTAATAGTGCCATTGGTATTATACCAGACATATAGATTTTGTAACCCACATCGACTATCTATGTAATTTAATATTATTTCATGTGTGTCTGTTAACAGAGGATCTCCGCCGTAAAAGTGTATATTGTCTAAATTAGATAAATCAAATGTATCTAACAAAGAAATTATATCAGGTTTATCGAGTCTGATAGGGAATCTATTTTTATCTGTCTTTTCTTCTAGTCTCCATTTTGTACTGTTATGCGGACCGCAATAGACACAGGCAATGTTACAGGTATAGTCAATTTTTATTTCTAATCCACGAGGCCCAGATAAATCAGTAGTCGTTGATTTATAGTACTCGTTGACTCCTGTTCTACGACTACTAGAACCGTGTTGTTCCATATATATGCATTGTCTGCATCCGATTAGATCAAGTTGATCTTTTTTGTTTAATTCTCTAAGATCAAGCAAATTAGGCATATTCCAATAATCAGTTCCAAGACTAACTGTTCTTGCGTCGTTATACCAGCAACAGGCCCCAACTGTTATTCCTGAATTGGTTAACGTCAAAGCCAAATTATTATGTATGTCTGCGCAAAATTTATTCATATTTTTACTATTCTGATTTGGTTTTTAAGCCGGCCAGCATGCTTTTAAGTCTACTACTGTCAACTGTGGCCGATGGTGGGGGTCCTGCGTCTTTTTCAATGTTAAATCCTGCCTTAGCTTTTGGAAAGTTATCAACTACTGTGGTTGTGGTTTTGATTTGATTCATTATGCTATTAGCAACACGTGGCGGACCTCCCTGTGTAACAAAGTCTTGTTGTGCTTCTGGGCCCGGATCAGTGATACGCATGGTTTCAATATTGTATTCTAAGTCAATCTTTTGTCCCACCCCAGTACTCGATCGTGATTTCATACACTGAAGTTGATAACGTCCACGTTCTTTCATAGCACGGCTTGTAAAGATACCAAACACGTTATCTGCGGTATTGATCTTACTAATACCACCGGCGATATGACTATGATCAAACTCAATTTCTTCTACCGCACTGCGATTTAACTGCGAGGCCGTAACTAATAATACATTAAGTTCTTGCGATAAATTACGCAATTCTTCTGCTACATATTTATCTTTGATAAACTGATCATTAGGGTTAACTTTAACCGATACTGGCATAACCAAATCTAAGTAGTCAACCATAACAAAATCTACTCGGTTATTAGTTTGTATTTGATACTCTTTGATAAAACTGCGTATATCATTTACTGTACTCTGTGCCGGTAATGCCTTAATACGATATGCACCGGCTTTTTTACCTACCATCTTGACCTTGAGTGTAGTTGTATCAATATCTTTACGAATTTCTTTTGTACCTGTGCTGGTCAGCATCGCATCTGTACGTAACGCACACAATTCTTCACTGAGTTCTAAACTGACATAAACACCACTTAATCCTGCCTGTAGCCAACTTAGGGCAATGTTCATCATAACAAGACTCTTGCCTGACCCCGATCCGCCGGCAAAAATATTAAGTTCACCACGACTCATGCCACCATATAAAATCTTATCCATGGTAGGCCAACCTGTTGACACCTGTCCGCCACTGTTATAATATCTGTCAATACGTGCCTTGGGATCAGCAAAATAGTCTGTGCCCAAGTCTTTGGTTAACGATATTTGTACTGCATCTTTGATGATCTTTTCCACAGGATCATAATCGCCTTTTTCCAATAGGTCTGCACTTTTAAGAATAGCACGTTCAAGTTCCATGCGACGAGTAAACGATTCAAACTCTTGCATAAACCAATCGTGGTGTCCTTCTACTGTATCTGGTACTGGATGAAGTTCTACCCCTGTTACTGCACGAATCTGTTCAAGTGTGGGCAATGTCTTATGATCATTACTGTGTTGTGCAATAAACTTGGCCACATCACGTAGGCTACGATCAAAGTTTTCTGGGTTGTATATGTTTTGTACTCTGACGTAACTTTGTGCATCAGTCAACATCATTTCTAAAAATAGTTTCTGGAGTTCGGGGCTATATTCTTTTGTTGTCATATTATTAATTATACAATTTTTTCTTTAGTAATTCTATTTTTAATCTGCCGGTTTCTTTAGCGGCTAATATACTCTTTAATACAAATAATTTACCGTATCTCTCTACGGCACTTCCAATATCTTTACATTCCCGTTGCCATATAGGATAACTTACCGACCATCCATATTCCAATGCTGCATCAACTAACCGTGTGCCAGCACGATCTGCATCGGGTACCACAATAACTTCGCGACCTAGGCTGTCAATGATGTCGGCCTGCTGTTCACTGCATTCGTTACTTAATACAGCCACACCATCCACAGCCATGGCATCAAACGGACCTTCGCAGACAATAACAAATTTTGACGTTGGCAATTGTCTGTCTACATTGAATATATAGCCGGGTTCGTAACTGCTATGATACTTAGGTTTAACCGTATCATATAGGGCACGAGCGGTGTATCCAACAATTTCATTGCGCCAGGTAAACGGAACGATTACTCGACGGTTTAAGTTGTATTGTGTTTCCGGAGTCCAATAAAAATCATACCGATTCAAATCAATGTGTCTGCCGGCTGAGTATAATACTGCATCGTGAAACTCCTTATGCACATCCGAATCTTTTAAGGTGTACCAGCTTTCCCATTGGTAAAATGTCAGTGCTTCTGTGGGCAAAGCACGGGCCTTAAACTTTACTTCTTCTTGCTCTACTGCTTCTACCAGTTGTTCGGGTGCCACTAATTCTCGAATTCGAATAGCATCAATGACCAGTCGCTTGATAGTATTTTCATCGGCACCCAACCATGACAACAGTTTACGGAATCGGTATGTTAAGTGACGTCCGGGCACATAGCTGGCTCGGAAATTGCAATTAAAGCAACTATAGCTGACCGCTCCATCGGCATTGTTTATAATTCCTCCACGCCCACGTGTGTCTACCGTTTCGCCATTGTGTGGGCAACAGGGTGCGTTGAAACTGATCCAACCCGAAGTGGCATTAGTTTTACGTTTTGCAGGTAAGATCAGACGTACGGCGTCTTGAATAGAGTTCAACATCCTGTAAATTATACAGGATTGTTTGGACAAAGTCAAACTCTATTAGAACGAACTCGGAGTAATTTCAATATAGTTACCGCTTGGAGCACTTACACTACTACCGCCACCATCTGTCCAAGTGTCACCCGGTGTGATTTGTATACTGTAGTTACTGTTACGCATATAAGCAGAACTGAAATAAGCATAGATTTGATATTGTGTAGTCGATGCTTGTATAATTCTAAACTTGTTAGGTGCTTGGTAACTGGGACTGGTTCCGCCTGTGCCTAAACGACTGTTTACACTAGCCGATCCTGCGGCATAATAGTTTCCGCTTGACCCAGCATAATATGAACTGTTATTACTGGTAGCAAACATCAGTTCTGTAACTTGATTTTGATTGGCAACGGCGTTATAGCCTGCGTGTGCTATGAGTCGCATATACAATGAGGTGCCAGCGTTTACAGTCGTCCAAGTGCCCAACAAGAACCAAGCGGCTGATGCTGAATCCGTTATGCCCCAACTTGGTGTAACTGCCTGGAATGTTGGAGCAGTGATCTTTACTGCTGTGCCAGCAATGTTACCTGTGACTGCCAAGTTACCGCCTACTGTAACATCACCGGTTGTGGTCATTGTGTTAAGAGCGTTGAGGGCAAAGGTTGCTCCCATCTGTTCAATATCAATCCAAGGATAAGCGTAAGGCGCACCAAAGTCTGCAGAATTGCCACCTATGCTGGATGTATTAGTAACACTTACTACTCTAAATGACACTACAGTTGTTGATGCTACTGTGATGACTGCTTCAGCGGTTCCACCAGCGGATGCATTCCATGCAGTACTGGTTGCACCGTTAAATCCTGCGCCTTCGCCAATAT